TAATAAGAGGGATAAGTTTGTTCTTGCTTCCGAGATATCGGACACCCTTTGTTTCAATTTTGGTTGTCATCGTAGCAACTTCTTCATTTTTCTAACCCACTTGTTAAAACCATCATTTGTGGTGGCGAATACTACTTCAACAGGAAGCTTTTCTTTCTTGACCTTATCGCGAAAAACATAAGCCCAGCAGCGGCCGGTTGTTTTCGTGCCCGGTACCTCTGGCGTGCCCCAGAAGAAATATACCAAGGGATATTTTGAGCCATACACTCCGTCTCGAATCTTCTCAAGGTCGACTATAGCTTTTTCTTCGGTTGAGCCATGCTTCTCGCCGTATTTGATTTCAACGATTATTCCCAACTCAGGAATAAAGCCATCAGATTGGAATGTCCCATCGTCATATGGCGATGGAAAGGTTATAGTACCCTTGTATGGATGCGAAATGTTCTTAAAGTGCTCCTTCTTTTTTAGTAAAGTAAGTCCATGCTCAGATAATGCTTCTCTGAGAATTCTCTCACCTTTAACACCGTTTTTAGCGGCGTTGTGCTCGTCAGTTTTATTCTTCTTTTTAGGCACTTTTCCCTCCTTGGGATGCTATTAGCATAACACCCCACCTATGAGATGTCAAGCAATTGCAGCAAACTTTTTATTAAGCTGCTTCTTTTTGTTCGAACGTTCGACTTAACAGTTCTAAAAGCTGCTTACATCGCTCTGGGGCGCCCTGCCAGTTAACTCTTGCTAACTCGCGGTAACCTTCCCCCGATGCATCCGCCTTTTTAAGTGCTGTATCTGCTGCAGATACCTTTCTAAGAAAGTTGTGTTCATTAAGTCCTAAATCTGCCGCAGTTTTGCCATCAGCCCAAAGGCGGGCCTGAAGCCACATGGACAGCAGCAAGTTGGAAAGGTCTCCTGCCGAGCTATCGCCTGGGGGCTTAAAGTGTCCGAGTGCCTTCTTATGGAAGCTCATTGCTGAATCTAACCATGTTAGTTCATCTCCATAGGCAGACATTGACCTATCCGAAAACGTTTCCTGTGCTAACTCAAACGTATCGATACCCTTTTTATAGTATTCATCTAAGTTGCTCTTCGCCTTCTTTGGTGTCTTGGCCGGATTGTCCTTTAGTTCTCTTGCATAGACAAGAAACTTGACAATATGCTCTGAATCAGTCATTCTGCTACGCGCGTTTTCTTTGAAACATGAGCCCATGGCCCCATAATAGGCGCCCTTTGTGCCGGATCGGGTGCGCACCCATTCTGCGATATACGTCTGCTCTGAGTTTCGGACCTCTTGTGGGTTCAGTGATATACCTGCGTTCAGGCGACGAAAGATAGTTGGCAGTTTCTCAAAGGCCAAGTTGCTATATTCCTGAATGACAATGGTTGCGTCCAGGAAAGCGAACCGGGCAGCAGGGGCTAGATCTTTGAAAAAGCTGTTTTTGTATTCGTATGTTTCTCCACGATCTACAATGGTGCCGGTGAAAGTAATTATGTTGTTATAAAAACTCCATAAAGTTTCAGCCCTGTTCTGACCATCCATCGAGATAAAGCGGACCTTAAAACCATCCAAGATAACATCGTAGTTCTTGGAGGGGTGCGACTCAGCACACGACATCACATCTGCCAAAACAATCGGTGTGGTGGCGAAGTTATCAAAGACGCTTTCAAGATACTTGATCTGCGTTTTACGGTTCCATACACTATTTCGTTGGAACCATTTTGGTACCAAGATCTTGCTATAAATATCGAGCAGTGCTTGGACTGTTGTTGTTTTTGTATTAAAATTCGTTGACATATTTTCTCCTTTTGTAATATGATTCAAAGCTATCTGTTTTAGAAGATAGCTTTGAATATTGAATATAAGTGCGCCTCAGTTTTTAAGAGGCGGTATTTTTTGTTTCTTGGATATGAAGTCGCAAGTCTTGAGCATCTGTTTTGATCTCTTGCATAACTTTACGGACGCGAGTGCCTGCAGCGTTGTTGCCATCCTCATAAAACTTAGCGTAATCCGTACGGATACACTCAAGTCTGTTGATCATCTCTTCTAAAATATTAATTCCATCAGCCATTTGTTAATTCCTTGTTTGTGTTTAAAAATGCGGCACCCAATTTCAGCCGGGGTGCCAACGGCTTTTTGTTATACTACTCTGCTGCAGTGTCTTCTACGGTTGCGGCCGTATCGGCTGCAGTATCATCTTCTTTGTCGTCGCAAGCGCTTAGCACCATTACGGCAAAGATCGGTAAGATAAACTTCATTATTTCCTCCTCTTTTGAAAGTCTTAAAATGCGGCAGACTTTTAACCGGTCTGCCAGCGGCTTTTGCACTACTCTGTCGTAGTTGTAGCGGTCGTGGCGCCAGTTGTGGTTGTGGTCTCTGGTGAGGCCACCGTCTCAACTGGCGTTGTGGTTGTCGTTGCAGAAACTTCAACAGTATCTGTCGGGCCGGTCGTACTTGTCGAAACGGCCTCCGGATCAACTGAACAAGTCCCGTATGCGGTCGCGATGACTAATACACCACCCACCACACTAACATGGACCTTCCATTTGGCCCATAACGATTTTAACAATTCCATAACATCTCCTTTTCGTATAGAATAATGCGGCACCCATTTTATGCCGGGGTGCCAGCGGCATCAAACGAACCTATTTATATTGTTATTTGTTCGACATCAGTTCGTCAAACGCTCGGTCCACATCATTTTTATTGCCATTGCTATAACGTGTTGTTTCCTTCGAACGCGACTCGGCGCTTCCATCGCCGGCTAATTGCTCGTCTAAGATTGCATTGATCTGCTCTGGAGTTTGACGCTCGAATAGAGAGTCAATGTCTGGCATGCTATCAAGGAGGGCAGCGATAGCGTCCGTGTCCTCCAAGAGCGAGGAAGTATTTCGACGCATCTTTAGGTTTGTTTGGGGGTATGCACCAGCCTGTGTAGGCTTAGTGTATGTGAGAGCGATGTCAGTGCCCTCTAGAGTATCGGTGATATCACCGTAATCGGGATCTAGAATATATCCCAGAAGGTTCTCATAGGCACGCTTACCGTAGCCGTAGATCTTGATTCCTTCATCTTCTCGGCCTCGCACCACCACTGGTGAAAAGAACCGGTTTCGGACAAAGAGTGACTTAGCAAGCTTCTTGCTCTCTTCATCGTTGGTGTTTGTTCCCTCATGCCATAACGACGAGGCAAACTCGCAAATCGGGCAGTCATCGCCAAAGTTGCGCTTGGGGCACACAATGCCTCCACGGTGATTTCCAACATTATAGTGGAAATACATCTCCTTAAGGGGGTCACCATCAGGCGCGGGCACGATTCGGATATCTTGATCTCCTTCATCGGGCTTAAACCATACTGATTGTTCCCTTGTTCCCTCACCACGTAGTGTGGCAAGCTTCTTTCGCATTAGTTCCATGTTAATTGACATTTTTTGTCTCCTTTATTGTTTATGGTAAAGTATGCTGAGCGGTTCCTCAACACCTAATGTAACACTCTTAATCTACTTTGTCAAGAGTTATTTGTTGTTGTATCGTGTTTGTGTGGGCCACGACGTACCCAAAATCTTTGTGAGGGGTCTCATAAATTGCATATGAAATCTTGCGAAATGCATTTGACGGTTTCTTCTTAAGAATGTCAACCAGTTTCCTGTGCAATGTGCCCTCCGTTGCTAACCTTTCTTCATTCACACATATATAATAACACAGTTCACGCTCGGTGTCAAGTTGAAATAACCAGTTTTCTTGAAGATTTTTTGGGTCTAGGACTGCTATGCTGCGGATTCTATTGATTTCTGATGGTTTTGCAACTTGCCCAATTTCGGGCTCTGAATGAGTGAAATAGTTAAGATAGTGAACAGCGGAGAAGATCGCAGTGTTGAGAGTATTGTAATAGCTCTTGATGGGTGCGTCTCCTAGAGTCTTCTCGATCTCAAGATTGGAAAATAGGGTTAATGAGCTAAAGAGTCCCGAACGAGCGTATTCTTGTAGTACGCCAAAAGTCATATTCTCAATAAGCAGTCGTTCGCCGTTAACAAGCTCGATATCTGGTTTAATATAAAAAACGTCTACCTTCTTATCTTGGATCTGTTCTAGAATCCCAAGAGAGTAGTTCGAACTGTATGATGTCCCAATAATAAACACCTGAACGTGATCTTTTAGATCTTTAAAAAACGTCTTAAGATTTGGGACGTTATCTTCATATTCTTCTGGTCTTTCAAACTTCTTTAGCTTTCTCTTTTGCTTGCTATTTTTTTCAAAGGTGTCATTCAGTTCATACACATCATATTGTGATATGTCGCCAAACTTCTTAGCAATAGCAGAGGCTCCGGTGCCGATACCCACAATAGAAATCATAAAACAAGGTTATCCAAGTCATAGTAGTTCTTTCCCGCCTTTAAATTGACTCCATACTTCCCAAGTCGGTTTTTAGCAAATGCATCTTTAATCTCAACAATCATCTCTCTTTCCTCATCAGCAAAATCAATAACCACCTCGTCATGAACGATATGTGATATAAATGACTTTTTGCCCTCCAGCATTTTGTCTATTGCAATTGCTCTTTCAATCACCAAGTCTGCGGTTGTGCTCTGAACTAAGTAATTCAACGCCTTCCAGTCGTTGACTGCAATGTGCCTTCCAAATACAGTAGTAATATATTCACCGTCATAGTATCTGTCAAGTACTTTTTTGCGATCATAGTGATTAGTTTTAAGATCTGGCGAGTCTGGGTTGTATAGCCACGCGAAAAACATAGTTTTTGCCTCTTCTCTATGCATGTCTGGGTTTTTAAAAACATTAACGATATTCCAATTATGAATGTCGTCTTCGGGCTGATGTTGCTCAGAAAGCGCCAGCACGGTGCGCGCCTCCGCACCGTTATAGTCCATGGATATAAACCAGTCATTATATGGCTTTATAAGGCGCCTCAGTTCCCTTTTCATAGTTAAGATAGGGAAAGACCCACATTGTGTTGTAAGACGCCCTGTGACGGTGCCGAAGAGGTTATAATTAATATAGGGCGCGCCAGACATTATCTTCTTTGAGCCATCGCGTAGTTTTGTGCTTGTGAATAGGCTGCGGCAGTCTGAACTATCGAGTTTTAAGTCCTGATACTTTATCTTGTAAAGTAGTTTTTCTGCTTCCACGAGATATTCATAGTTCGGTGGCTTTTCGTTGTTTTCAAATATGTGTGAAGTGATTTGGTTCTTAATATCGCAAAAAGAAACCAAACTATCGTGTGGCACCAGATCGAAAAAACAATGATTCCGCAAGTTTATCTTAGCAATATCAAAAGACTTTTTGTATGCAGTCATCCTTTTTGATACTTTATCCCATTCGTCCTTCAGGTGTTCTGGGCATGCGTCAGACATATTCTTGCCCTGAGTATAGATCCATGCATACTCAATATTATCGCCATAGTCAGCGCTCGGGCGCCATGTGCGAGTCAGGTTCTTGGGAATGTCTTCAAAGTGAAGAGTACCACCGGCATACACACCAACGCATTCTTGTTTATCATCTATAGGTTGAAACAGCATTGTCTAGATCTTCCTCACGAAGTGCATCCTCTTTTCTTAATTTAGCACCTTTTCTTCTGTTTGTCAAGGAGCCGCTGTAATCAAATGTCTTTCCAATGACTCTTTCGAAGGCCATTAGAGCTTTGTCGGGCCTACCGGCGAGGTATACATCCATCGTTTCTTGTATCAATTGCTGTTTTTCGTTTTTTTGTAATTTTGATTCTTCTTCCATCATCCTAATCTCTAAATACATTTTTAAAAAGTATGTTTCTCCGAACTTTTTCAGAAGATCTCCAGATGGATAAACTATTGGCGTTACTAACTTGGTTCTTGTTGAACCATCCTGGCAGTAATCGACTTCAACATAGTTATCGGTCTTTAAAAATTTGTATGCTGTTTCGATCATCGAAACAAACTGCTTATAATAAGAAATATGAGCAGCATAATATGCATTACCCAAAATGAATTCTGTATTATAGAGAGAGTATTTAGATGCATAGCCTACCATCACTTGAGTACCTATATCTGCGATTAGGCGCCAGGGTGCGTGCATATCAACCGAAAACCCATAGCTTCTGCATGCGTTTAAATAGAACTTCCAGTTTGGGCTATTAACAAAATTATCTATTTTGTCTAAATCCTTTGAAAAGTCTCCAGACGAAATCTCTATCACAAGTCCTGTGGCAGTTATAGGGCATAGGCGGTGTTTCATAAAGGCGGGCAGAGTGTATGGAAGGAGTTCTGTCACTGACTGCAGGGCATTTATAAACAATGGTATAAACTCCTCGAAGGTTCTGTATCTAATGTTGTCGATCCTAAAAGCGTCTCGAATTCCAAGCAGTAGAGAGTTCATGTGAGCAGCGTACAGCTTTTTCGGGTTTTCATACGCCCTCACTGCACGGATGGTACTAAGAAATTTATCTGATGTATTGAGTTTGCCCGCTACACGGCTCTTTTGAAATTGAAGCGATAGGTCAGCGAACGCATCAGCTACAAAAGGTAGTGCTAATAGTGTTGGGCTTAGACCATCCCCCATTTGAATTGACTTCGGAGTCTGCGACATCTCATTTAAAATTATTGGGACGTAGTTTCTGTCTACCCTGCCATAAAGAAACTTTTCCCCACGTGTGAAGTCTTTAAGGTTATCATACCCTGCCGACATTCTTTCTATACTAAATTTGTAATTAAACTTTTTATAGAACAAGTCAATCGATGACTCGCTGTTCCCAAGTGTGTAATACGTTGACATATTATATGTAGCTCCTATTTTTAATTAGCGGGTGCACTTCTTGATGGGTCGGCGTTTGGTTGAATCTTTCGTGCCAGAGCTAGAGCCCAATTCTGCAACCCATTTTGCTTTTATCTCTGTCTCACACTTCCCGGGACCAAATGTGTTCTCTGCACGTATAACCATATAATAACCGCCAATGCCCATCTTTGTCAAGAACCCTTTTGAAGATTCTGAACCCTCTTTCCCAAAGTCTAGGTTAAGTCCGCCGGATGCGGGGGCAAAGCCGCGTGGATCGATATAAATATAGGTACCCGGTACAACGTTTGGGGCCCCATAACACGTTATGGTCGCGTCATAAACCTCTCTTAGCTGCATTAAACCATTATAGCCCTCTTGTTCGAACCTTACCTCTTTAAGGCCGGGAGAATCTGTTTTGCTAAGCTGGATATTCTTAACAATACCTCTATCTTTTCCCAACACATAATGAAAGATGCCGGCAGCCGCATCTTGGCCGACATCGCCCCTCATCAGTTCTTGCGGTTGTGTACGGCCGGCATAAAATATTGCATAGTTATAGGTTCGGTCTGGTCCTCTAGAATTTATGGGAGAGTCCCTTTCACCCATGACACGTAACACCGGGATTTTATTACTTGTGGCGATGGCTCTCATATTTAGCTTTCCGTTTTTGCCATAGCCCTCGGTGACGTCACTTCCTTGCTGATCTATCAAGAATGTTATATCATCCAGACTCTTGCTCTTTCCATAAGAAGTTACACTGGACTGGAACATCCTGATTCGTTGTTTAATATTAATATCAAAACACCTATCCTCATTCAAAAATTCTTTGATAAGGTTATTTACGAGGTCTTTTAAAAATATTGGTAAGCTATAAACCACATTGTCTCTTTTAAGTGTTTTGTCTGTGAGCCAATCCATGAAGTATGCTGTCGATATCGGTAAATCTCCAATATTGGCAGTGTAATATTCTCGTGTTGCGACATCTATTAACTCAATCGGGCCTAGAAGGGCACGGAACTTTTTAAAGTTATTATGAATTCTGCCTATCCTAAACTTTTCGATTTTAATTGCATCATTCCAGACGCCGGCTGGGACACCATCGGGTGCACTTCCAAAGCCGGCGTCACCCTCCTTTAGCGCGCCGTCGATATTGTTCAAAATTATATCAACCAAATCGCTCAAATAAAAGAAAGCTATGTACTCTTTCATATTAATGTCAGCAACACTCGTCTCAGACAGATCGGTTTTCTTCTTGTCTTTACCAGTAGTGGTCGCTTTATGTTTGGTATCGGCTCGGACTCCCTCGGCTTGTGCGGCAGAGTCATCTGTTTTACTGATGGCGTTATCGGATCCGACAGCATCTGAAAATAGGTCGAATTTCCAATATGGTCCCTGACTGTTAAACGCCCTTAAACTTTCATACGGGATTGCTTTAAAATATACCTTTTTCTGACTTAAAAGCTGTGAAATAATGGAAGCCAATTGAGTTCTCTTATCATTGTCGATTTCTTCTGCCATCTCTTCTTGTATCTTTTTCGTCTCCTCCTCATCTGTAGAACATTTGTTATGTAGAGCAGCCATTATCTGTGTTCTCTTAAATATCTTTTTTTGTATCTCGGGGTTGCTAAATATATTAAAGGAAATTTCATCAAAGAATTCATCTACATAAGCCAGATAGTTTATATGAAAAATAACTCTTCCGTCTTCTTGTATCTCAAATTCATGAATTGTGGGAGTTAAGTTTAACGTAACGAAAGAGTTGTTGATTGAATCTGTTAATAAAGTAGTTTCTGCGTCTGTGGCGCCTTTGAGACGAAGTGGTTTGGCCCACCCAACCACCGCTTTAAGCCTAAAGTTTAGTTTTGCCAAGTTATTGAAGGCAACCTCAGAGTTATTATCACCGATATGGCCATATTTAGAACCGGTTTTTAAAGCAAGGTCAGCATATCTATATTCTTTGCCTGGTGCGCCGCGGGGCTTTAATAGGTCGTCAAAAGAACTGGCAAAAATAGACAGTTTTGCTTTTATACTCTTCTTTACCGAGAACGGGTCAGAACCTTCGTATGAGAACGTAAAGTTCTGTATTCCGACACCGAAACCTCTCTTGTCTGAACTGCGAAGAACACCATCAAAACTTTCATTATAGGTTCCATCAAAAGTCACCTCAACTTCTTTTTCTTCTACATCATCGGAATCCTTGTTATTTGTTGAGATCTTATACAAACGTATCATCGGTTGTAACTGCGACAGGAACTGTGGTTTTATATCGAAAAAGCTGGCGAATGATGGGTCTTGAACCATCTGGTTCATGAAGCCCCATGGTTGCCTGTCCGCCATAACACATGCGTTTGAATTGATGGAGCCGCTGGTGGTGTTGTACTCAACATATGGCTTTCTTTTGCCTGTTTCAGAAAGTAACACTGTTCTATATTCCACGAAATGCACAATATTGGACAATAAGAGGCATTGTTCTTTGAACGTTCTTTTTGTTGGCTCTTGTGAGGCAGCGATGGCGGTGCCGACGTTGCCAAGCTTGCCGGCGCCGGAAAGACCAGCGCCTTTGACGTTTATGAGTCCCTGTAGTCTTGCCACTTCCTCGGGAGTGAGACCGTCTTCGCACCATTCTTTGTAGGTGTAGGTTTTCTCGCCATATGACTCCGCATACCAATCAGCAGCTTCAGTAGTGGAGCCAAAGACAGCGTCCCATGTGGGGCTATAGACGCTACCGTCGCCATAGGTTTTCGTTTTTTCAGGAATGGGCATTGTGGTGTCGGCAATTGAGGCGTCATTTTCGATTTCCTGGCATGCGCGTTGTTTAAACGAAAGCTCGGCAAGTTCGTTTTTGGTGGCTTCGGAAACCTCCCTGCTTACCTCTTCGTATTCTTTTTGGTATTCTTCTAGAATTTTTAATTCTTTGTCCAGCTTATTGGCCTGCCCAACCAAATCAGTCATGGACGCTAAAATCTGGCGCCTGTCGTCATCGGTGAGCGGCGGGCCCAGAAGGAAGCCTAGGGTCGTCTGGTTGGCCGCTATAAAGGAGGATGCTTCTGCAGCAAGTGTATTGACGCCGGTTTGTGCTGCCCGGGCATCTTTGCGACTTTTCGCATATGCAGTGATCTTCCCTAAATTTTTGTCATCAAATTTGGGCGGCAGTGCTTGGACTCGATCATATGTCCTGTTCATAACGCCGCCATCTACGTCGACCCTAAGGTCCTCCAAATCTATGAACATTTCGGAATAATTAAGATATGTACGATCACCAACCGTGAATCTTTTGGCGGAGCCGAGTTGATGTGTTTCAAGTTCGCCCAAGATTTTATTGGCTTTAGTGCTAGCCGCGGCAATTTCAGCGCACTTCGATGCTCCAGATCCGTTCGTTCCTGGCTGACACAACCATTCCACCACCTTTGGCATCAGGCCAGGGGAGTCTAATACACATTTACATGTAGTAGCCACTCTACAACCCCAGTACTGTCAGCGCATCTGCCAAATCTATCGGAATATCGATTACGGCGCCTTTTTTGATGTCACCCTCAGTTGGGTATCCGTTGTACCACGCGATCACCCACCAATACCTTGAATCATCGTAATATTTGTGGGCTAGCTTATAAAAGTGGTCGCCGACGCTCCATATGTGTGGCTCTGTGGTGACAGCTATGCGCTGCCTTATGGTCGGGTGGTGCATCGGGACCGTTGGCATCTGCTTAAGTTGTTTTAAGCCTCTCTTCTTGCGCAGAGATTCATAGTGCTTTGAGTCGTTGATTATCGGGTCTATTGAATTGTATCTTGACGCCATTTGTGTGTTTTCCTTATGTAGTGTTTGTAACCAATATTCTATGAATCGACGAAATCCTTAATATAATCTGTGGCATCGTAGATTGCTTCCGGGCGGCCATGGACATCTTTGGAATACCCGCTGAGGTCGAAACCGGTTGCCTCGACACGATCACGGGCGCCCTGGAAGTGTGCTTTATCGGCGCCCCAATCAGACTTGGCCACCATCGCATTGAAGACGTCATGTTTTATACTATGGCCTTTACCAGATGTATAATATGCAACGCCTGCGGCCCGGGAGGCCTGGTTTGCTGCTGCATGGTCGGCGCCGGCCGGTGCTGTCTCGGGAGGTGGTGGGCCGGCGGCGTCGGGGTTGCCGTTGCCCGCGGGTATCTCTGCCGCTGCGTCTTGATTCTTCCACGGCATGTCGACGGTAAGTTCTGCCGCTGCCGCTTCCTCGGCCGCTTCCTTCGCGGCGGCATCCATTAACTGTTTGTTTGACTTTGTGACGGCGCCATATGGGAAACTTTCAACACTGAATGAATCATCGTCCCATCCTAAAACATCTTCATGAATGACTGTAAAATCTATATTAATCTCCATCATCGTTGATAGAATTGTGTTATGACCATGGTGCAATAAACCAATATCGCTTGTCTCTAAGTTGTGGTTGACACTCAAGCTTGTTATAATGCCCATCAAACCCATAGATGAATCAGAGTCGGATCCATAAGATGCTAGATCTTCGGCTCCCACTGAGACAGGGCCGATGGCATCGTGGCGTGTCATCTTTCTAATCAGGTTCATGACTTTCATTCTTAATACTGGGCCCTGACTCAGTGTGTTGGTTTGCCCATTGAGACTTTTATAACTTGGATATAAGAACTGTGTTAGTTTTCCGACTCTCGCCAGATTGTCAAATGCTTCTCCGGCAGTTTCGGCTGGAACCTTCAGTCCCAACGTAATTCGGCGTGTTGTCTGTTTAAAAAGCTGAATTGGGTCGGTTCTACCATATACCTGCTCTTCGGTCCAATCACTGTTATATGATTCATTCAGCGTTGTGATAAAAGCCTTGAAGAACACGTCTTGGCCGCTTGGTTCATGAAAGAATGACACAACCATCGCGGCGCCGCCATCGATGTTGGCCATCGAATCTGATGGGGATACATATGCGGTTGAGCCGCCTTCAGCGGTGGCGCCGCCGGCGCCTGGTGAAGTATATTTGTGTACATTGAAGTATCCGTCATTATTCTCAGCCATTAGTTTGTGTTCCTCGCGCCATCACGGGTTACTTCACCAAGTTTGTTTTTAACAAAGGTGCCCATTTTCTGGCCGCCCACAATAAGGTCGCCGAGTTCAACCTTAACCTTGATTTCTTTGTCCTCTCTAGCTTTGCGGTCTTGCGAGAAAGCATTATCCATCACACCCGATAGCAGCGCTGCCGTGCCAGACACCCCTACTACTGCGGCGGTGGTGGTTGCCATGGCCATCGTGGCTGATAGCGCTGTTGTCTTCTTCTCTGGTAGTGCTGTAAGCTCCGTGTTGACCTTGCGAATACCTTCAGCTATGAGTTTCATGTTAGTTGTGTCTATCGATGCAACGGAGTTAAAGAATTGAGTGAATTTTTCCATACCGCCTGTTGGTGCAAGAGTCAATATGGCAGCAAAAACAAGTATGGCCCCTCCAAGGGTGGCGAGAGCGTATGCACCCCCGACCATGGCGGGAGCCATCCACACCAGCGCGCCAACAAAGATAGTGAATGCTAACATCTTAGCCGGGTCCATTGCGGTAAACATCACTGCTAAGCCTTTTGCCATCTCACCTATCCCCAGAGCAGCGAGGGCTACAGCGCCCCCGATCAGCAAGGCGGCGCCGCCGACGGCCAATAGTACTCCTATAGCTGCAGCGGTTGCTACTGCTTGTGGGCCGGCTACTAACGCTACTAATAAGATCATCATTGCGCCAAATGCCACAGTAAATCCAATCAATCCGAGGGTGGCCCATGGGGCGGCGTCACCTAGTCCCATAAACGACTTGACAAGTTCTGCGGCGCCTAGGGCGGCTAGATAGAAACCTCCACCAATCATCATTACGGAAGCTCCCAGTGCCAGCAAGCCCTCTGCGCTGGCCGTGGCTGACGCCCCGATCGTTTTGATAGTGCCAGCTATTGCTCCACCAGAGGCGGTTACCTCGCCGGATGCAACTACAGTAGAGGTACCGACTGCCGCGATAGATCCGGATATAGTTTTAAGTGTCATAAGGAAGCTCGCAGCCTGGAAGATGGCCCAGGCGCCCAATAAAATATACCAGTGTTTAGCACACCATATTAACACGTTGCCTAGGGTCAGAAGACCGTCTGCTAAGGTTTTGACTTGCTTCTTTATTTCGGCAATCTTTTTCTCATCTAAACTCTTCATCCAGTCCCGTATATCATCTACCATTTCTGTCATAATGGGGATCATATCGATCATCAGTGTCTTAAATTGTTCTGTGATGCTTTGAATATCTTTTGTTCTTTCTGCAAGTTTCGCGTATTCCGCGGATGACTTTCGGGTGGCGCCTTCTAGGTTGCTCATGTCGCCAGATAGCATACCAGCCAAATCGCTAACATCGCTCAAGCCAAGAGCGTCTGTGTAGAACTTTCTCTGGTAGTATGACATGTCATCGAATGTCAAGCCTGTATCCAGAATTGAGTCCCGAATCATGCCAAAACGTTCCGCGGGGTCTGTTGCCATCATGAGGTCCATGGCATTGACAAAGTTTCCACCCAAAGCTGCATTTAGCTTGCCGGCTTGTTCAGCGGCGCCTTCGAATGTATCAAATTTATCGGTGATAGCTAGAATCTTGCTCATTTCAAGACCGGTTGTCTTAGAAACGATCGCGAGGTCTTTAAACGCTCGAATTCCCTGATCTCCCATCTTTGCAAGTGAACCGCCCATATTTGCGAAGTCTGCACCAAGCTGTTGTGGGGCCACACCAATGATGGTTGCGAAATCAGCGATGTCTCTCGCCGCGGTCGCAGCACCTTCGGCGGTTTGACCGAATGCCTTTGTTGAAGTCTGCATTCCCTTGGCAAAGTCAGCGCTGCTGACACCAACCTCACCCAATAGTGCGCCGGTTTTTGCAATGCTCTTTTGAGCAGATTCGTTAATCATCGTGAAGTCAGTGTAAGTACCATATAACGACTCCATCGTGGCGCTCATTTCTTTTAGCTCAACACCATACAAACGTGTTTGTTCGTAGTTTTCTGTCATGCTGCGGGCCATCTTATCGCCGGCGCCGGTTGCTCGTTTAAAGCCAGATTCGGCTTCATCGGCGGCAATTGCGACTTCTATGAGCTTTTGCACAAAAGAAGTTAGAAGACCGGCGCCGAGTGATGTGACAAAACTGCCAATAGAAGCAGATCCACCTCTAAATGCCTTTATCATATTCTTCATGGTCTTGACATTGAAGATCGACATTAAGTCTCCTCCAACAAGCCCAGAACTCAGTGTATCTCCCAATTCTTTGGCTGCTACTCGGCCTTCTCGTATCGCTTCTGTTGCGTTATTGAGTTTTTTAAGGAGGTGATCGGCTTCTTTAACTTGTGCCGCTTGCAGCTTAAGCAGTTTCATTGCTTCTTCGCCGGAGACCTCACCAGCGTCAATCTGTTCTTTAAGTACCCTTAGCTTCTCTTCTTCTATGGCAAGGGCATTCGTGGCCCGAAGAATTTTTGCATCGTCTGATTTACCAAGGGCGTCATATATCTTGGCTTGGTCCTGCAAGTCTTTGAGGGATTGTTTTCTCTTGCCAGAAAGTGCTTCTTCAATAGTTTTAAGGGTGTTTGCATGATCAATCTGTTTCTGTTTCTCTGCAGTTACGTCCTGTTCGTTTTTTACGTCTTTATCGTCAGCCATAAATAAACCCTCGCTATGAAGTAAATAGTTTTATATAGAAAAAGACAAGGTTCTAAACCTTGTCAATATTTCTTAGAAAATGTCTTTGGAACTTGCGGCTGATTTTGCGAAGTTAAGGTTTGTGATTTGCTGCCGCCCTTCGAGGCATTTTCTACTGCTTCATTCTCTTGCTCTATCTGTGTTAAGAGCCTATCAACAAACCATTTTCGCAAACCAACAGGTAGGTTATATGCCTCAATGAATGACCAGCCACCAGAATACTTTAAAAAGAAGAACTGCTCATATATGTTCTCCATGTAATCAGCTGTCAGGCCAAAAAAACTCCGCACCAAGCGGAACCTCCATGTCCTGACTATGACCACATTCTCCACACTCGAAATATTGTGTTAAATCAACATTTGGTGCGGCTATCTTGTACGCCATTCTCAAGTGTCTTGAATCTAATGACGGGATGTTGTTAATGAGATAGTTTATTGCTTCGGCGGTGCCATCTTCATTAACTGATATTAATATATTAGCTAACTGTGACGTAACGTTTCTTTCAACTGCGTTTTTGCGCTTTCTTGCGTTGGTGACCGCACTTACCATGCCTTTCTCATCTCTTCCACAAAGAAGCCTAAAACGTATATCAAGCTGAGTTTTTGGAAGCTTTGTTGTAAATGTTCCGTCCTCATGATCTGTAACGTCTAACGCTTCGAGGTTGTCACCTTCGTAAATAGACGCTTCATTCAAGTCAAATGAGTATTTTGACAGTTCGCCGCAACCGGGACAACTCACATTTGTGGTGTATTCACTTCCATATCCTGAGACACGGGTTGCAATTATAATCGCATTTCTATCGCCAATTAGCAAGGAATCCGCGTCGATTGACCGGTCTACGATAATGCTCTCAACAACTCTGTCGAGGGCTACTCCCTTTTTAAGAAGTGTCCTTGATGTAAGGATATCCTCTTCTTTGGCCGTCATTTGTTTTAGCTCAATACAGTCTTTCCCGTGAAGTGGGTGACCTTCTTGATAGAACCTGCCTTTAGACGGCAAATCCACAAATTCGGTAGGGACCACAAATGACAGCATTGGGCCGCTTTCGTTATTATCAGCTACCTGCTGATGTATTGGGCTTGTGTCGGTATTGTTCTTCGAACCGACGCGCCCCTTATTTCTCGACAATGTACACCTCTTTTATGTTATGTAAGTTTTTAGCTGTTTGTACCAAAGAATTCTTTGCTTCCTGCGCCGGCGGTAGTCACAGAACCATCGGTGGTAACCTCGCAACGAGCCCAGTCGTACTTAAGAGTCATAGTTAACTCTGTAAGGTCATCTGAACCGTACTCAAGGTCTCCGTATTTAAGGTCTGAAATAAATGCATTCCACAGTGTCCAGGTCTCAAGTGCGTTTCCGTCACCATCAAGCTGGGTGATCTGAATGGCGCCAAGTCCGGTGGCTGCTTTAGCCTTGGACATAGTACCAAGATCGTTTGATGTCGTTGGTGGACTATAGCCAGAGTTAGCAACGATTTGTGATAATGTAGCAGTAGCGTCTGGCTTAACAGGATCAACTAGAGTCAGGCTAATTTCGTTCCAGGTAACTGAACCTGGATAGTAGAAAGTATGGTTTAGATACTTGTGCTCGGCTGCAGCAATTGTGAAAGAGGGCTTATTCACTGTTTTTGCCCACCATAAAACTGCGTTGTCGCTATCAAGTCCATTAAGTTGAACTGTGAATCTAAATTTTCTTTTCGGATCTTTGAGGGTTGAATCCTCTCCGAAGTTTTCTGCCCAAAATGCCATTTTTTGTTTACTCCTGTTAAGTGTGCTCTATTTTAAATAGTTGCTAAAGACGTTTAGTCCTCGAAAGATGCCCCAGTATTTGTAATTGCAAAGTCAATTGCAATATACTCAATGGAACGTGCTGGCTGAATAGCAATCTTAGCATATAGGATGTTCTGGTCAATCAGATCATCTGTTGTTGTTGTTTCATCCAAGATTAAGCTATAGTTGGTAATACCAAATTGTGTCAGTACGTTTGACAAGAACGGCTCTGCTAGCCCTTTAAAGCGGTTCCATGTTGACTGGACATTCTGATCGAAGATAATCTGGTTCGATATGATCGAGATTTGCTTCTTCAAGTAGATGACTAGTCTGCGTACGTTAATTCTATCCAAGGCCGAGGGTGTCTGTTGCAGAGTCTTCTGTCCAAATACTACGATACCACTAGAGGGGAAGGAAGCGATTGGGTTAATATTAGACTCGTACAATGTGTCTCTGTTCTTGGATGTCAGACGCTCTGTAATGTTGAGAATCGGAATTCCGGCTGCTCCATCTGATAATCCACCGCGGTTAAAGCCGGCCGGAGCGAACCATAGTTTGGAACGTTTCTCGGAACTTGCTAAGACACCCATCATTGCGACACTTGGTGGTACCCACACAAGCTGGCCGGTTCTGCCATCTGTGGTTTGGACCCATGGATAGAATGTACATCCATAACTTGAGTCAAGGCCACGGGCCCGAAGGTCGTTTGCAGCATTCACTGGCGTTGTTCCAATCCTATTCGCTTTATCAGCTTTAAATGCTTCGTGAGGCGGGATGTAGATGCTTGGGAGGTCGATGATAGAAAGTGCATCGCCTCTTTGCTCGCACAAGTCGATCATGTGACTAGTGAGAGTGTTGTTTGTCAATCCTGGTGCTGCCAACATGTTCATATCATTTGCCTCGGGGTCAGCCACTGTATCAATGGCTTTCTTCCACGAGTAGTAGATCGAACTGTTTAGGTCTGTTGGACTTGCTGGGATACCATTGTTATACAGTGGATCAGGAAGTCTGATGTCAAATCCATCAAATGCACCCCAAAATGGAGCAGTAAAGGAATCATATCCTGCATCCAATAGGCTCTTATATGTATTGGAGCCTGTTGAAGACACACTGGTACTACCAGAGCGCGATCCGGAAATATATATATAGTTACTTCCGGTCGTGGCGACAAGTGTGTTAACAACATCGTCCATAGAGAAGATATAAGAGTATCCGTCAAAACCAGGTGTGGCGGCAGCTGTCGGATCGTCCGGGAAAGACGCGTAAGGAAGGCGATGGAAGTCAGCTATACTCACATCGTTTCGAGTTGAGCCGGAGGCGCGTGTGGTTTGCATTCCAAATGATGCCCTGGTTGCGTCACTAAGGCCGCCGTCCGATGCAGAGTTGCGCAGTCTGACGGATGGGAAAGTAAGAGAGCAAGTAAGAGCGGTGAGCCCTGTCGCCGTGCCCGCGGCGGAGGAAACCACCAGATTGCAAGTGGCTGTTGACCACCACCCCGGAACTTCTTCACCAAGGACTGCGAATTTAGTCGCTTCGTCGCCGCTTCGAGATGTGGTCGAACCGGTGAGAGTAAAATCTGTGGCCTTCGGTGGTCCATAATAACCAAACGGAAGTAATGTTTCCATGCCGGATGCGCCGGCTTCAACATCTAGATTCATATCGATTCGAATATATTTTGAGCGAGTGGGGAAATCGGTTGCGTAGTCTTTTAGCCTTCTCTCGGTAGCATCCCACTGTACGTAAGCGGTACCGATCTTTTTAGCGATGAAACTCGGAGAAGTCGGATCAAGTGTACAACCATCAAATCTTTCAACTATTTCGATTGAGTTGTCAGTATCTGAAATTCTGCGCAAGACGAGGGAGAAGGACCCATATTGGTTTGCGTCTGTCGTTGATTGCCTGATTCTTTCAATTGAGACCTTTAGGTTTCGTTGCAACCATTCACCATGCCCAAGTCCAAGTACACGAAATAGTTTTTGATTATTCAGCGGGTTGTAAGAGGCTGGTGAGCCTACGTCTTGACCAATAAACCACCCTGCGGTTGCTTCTCTGGCTTTCTGACCTTTCATGAGGTTTGGTGCTACAGTAGTCTCCGAGCCACTCAAAGCGATTCCTGCGATAAGCCCGACCAAGTTGCCACTGGTTAAATTTGCATCTCGAAGATCTTGTTCATAACTTTCTCCAAGCCAGTAATCTCTCTCAGATGTGGTTGTGTAAAAAGCTCCAGCGGCCCGCAGTTGGGGGTTTGTGTTGAATTTCTTTCTAAGGAAGTTTTCGTTCGCATCATTAAAACCGAATGTTACAACATCGGTTCTACTAGTATCGGTTCCTACAATCTCTACTGTAAACTCACCCTGAGCATTGGAGTTAACAAGCGTGCCTGCGCTCTTTACTACTGTGGGTGTGGTGGAACCGGTTGAGTAGACGCTTCCTGAAAGTTTGATGGTACCATTGTCTAAATACCATACAGCTGCTAGTTTTCCGGCAGAAGAACCTGTAAACGCCACCTTAAGATCGGCGCCACCTGAACCAGAGGGGAAGACCCAAAGGCCGATGGCTCCACCGGTGCCACCATCACCTAAAGTATTGTCTGTCTTCCATCCAGCTTGGCCAACGCCTGTGCTAGCGTTTGAATCTTGTTCTCCCAAAACTCTAATATAAGTAAGGGGTGCGACATTAGATTTCAGGAAGGCTTTCGCGGCGTATGTTCCATACATCGGTGATTGCATATCGTTACCGGAGCGGTAGATATCTCCTCCACCGTTTCCAGCAACTGTGTCACCAAACATATCTATAAAATCTGAGTATGACTGTAGTTTCATCGGGCGCATGGCGATGCCTTTGCGCGCGCGACCAATTATAACTGGTCCTATATCATCGGCTTTTTGTGGCCTTGCGGAGTTATCAATTTCTTTGATTTGTACACCTGGGGAGACAAATCTAAAGTTTTTAAATTCTGGCATTGTTTATTTCCTTTCTTAAATCTATATCTTTTGGACTAAATGTCGTCGCAATCAACTGTAAATAGTATTTCGGTATTCAAAAGTCTCTAAAAATCCTGAAGTATCCGATCAAAACGCCAAATGGTTCAGGAAGCTCTCTATCATATATCAATATTTGTATTTAATCGTTTGGAATAAGACTTTTTTGTCCCGGCCATGCGCTCGTTGCTGTTTCTCGCGGGTATGTCACGGTGACAGCATTTTCTGTTACTTTAACAAGCTGCCTATCATCGTTGGGACCTTCACCTATAAGATAGCCTAATATCTTTATACTGAATTCGGTTGTGAAGAGTCTGGAGTCCTCTTGCATGTCAGCGACGTTGTTGGAGTGGCTAAAGCTTTGGTCTATAAAGGCTTCATATAAATGTCCGTTTCTTCGCAACAAAAAAGAGTTAATCTGTCCCGTCCGAGTCAGGAACGGAATTGTAAGTTCATTGATCTGTTGCTGGTATTCTGCTTTTATCACTATTTTATAGTCAACGTTTATATATATCGGGATCGGGATCGAAAGTGTTTGAATAACCACTTTGGAATTCACTCGTGGAGACCATTTCTGTCTGGATGCAGCTTCTGTGGTTGTTCTGGTTCCGTTGGCCACTGCAAAGTTTCTTGTTTTGTCTTCTACTATTCTCTTTGCAACCACAAGTCTTCCGGAACGGCCGTTCCCCTTACTTGAATATATTTGTGCTTGAAATGCGCCTTTTCTGGTTGGGTCTTTGACGATTCCTGTTCTTTCAATACTTAGGAATGGCAGCTTAAACGCTCCACCATCATCTCTAAGGCTAAGGTCGTCTTTTATTTGGAAAGCTCTTTCAGGGGTCTGCCAAAGCACAGGAACCATAGTGAATCCTTCGTTGGTTCGTGAGCTTAACTTTAGATTCTCCTTTAACCATGAAGTTATTGAATAATCTATATTCTCTATGTCTGAGGATAGCATACCAAGCTCTTTTAGAGTAGTCTCGGTGGCGCCTTCTGGTAGCATCGCAAAATCAAAGTCACTAGGTAGCATCGAATAGCCCTCTTCTTGCTCGCCGGCAGCGAGCGGAAATTTCAAATCCATGATGGACTTGGCCGAATAGTTTTGTATCTTCGGTTAACTTAACTATCTCGTAATAATAATCTCCGTACAAAACAAAGTCACCTTCACGAACATACATGTCTTGATCTTCTTCAAGGCGCCTTTTGTGGAAATGAATATTAATTTCCCAAGTCTTGTCAATCCCACCGCTAGCTAAATATTCTGTTGAAAGATCTGTAAATTCTACCAAAGCGTATACACGAACAGGCGGCAGATATGTTTTTTCAATTGCTTCTCCATATAAATCATGGAAATCGGTTGTCTTCATATCAATTGAATAATACAGAATCTGCTGGCCAATGACCTTCTCAATAAGTTCGTCATTGACTTGTTTTACTAAGTCACGTTCTTTCTTACCTAAGAAAAGTGGCGGTGGTGGGGCTGCGGGTTTATTCCATTCATTAGACATTTATATTTATCCCACAAATATCGGTAGTGGTGATCCCTTATAAACTGTGGCTGTTGCTTCAGTTGTTTCCGAGTCGTATTTGACCAATTCCTTGTATTCAACTTCTTTGAGCATCTCGTGTAACTTATCTCTAAGCTGTTGTTGCTCTTCTTTAGCTTGTGATAATAATTCTGAATGGTTGAGGGTTACACTCTCGCCTGGGATCGGTATCGTGGTAAACTTACCTCGAATCTGTCCCAACATTTCTTTTGACAAAGCTAGCGCATACTTTCTAATCCATTGTTTACCCATTGAGTTGATATTTTGAAAAGGAATATTATCAAAAGGAATTGTATTCAAGTTGTTTATTCCCTGTGTGCCGTCCGTGTAAGCGGAGTTCTCATCCCAAGCATTCTGGTCATCAACGTAAAACCTAACCCATACACGATCAACATTCGAAAAGTCCCAATAACCAGGGTTTGGATATAACCTTAGTTTATTGTCTATAACCTCATATGAGAAGTGCGATGTTCGAGTCCAGATATTGTCTTCATACATCATTGCTTGCATCTTGTTTTGCCAAGCTGGAATTATCTCGAATGTGGAGTCATCCGAAAACTGGCCATAAGTGCTCATGTTGCCGACGGCTCCAATTCCACCATAATATCCATAGAATCTCCACATTGCGCGGGGTGATTTATAAAATACTTGTGTTATTATTACTCTCTTTCCATCTACAAGGCCAGAATATGGCACAGCGGTGCCGGATGAGTCGACTCCTGATGTAGAGGCGTCATTTATTATCTCTTGTAAGTCGTAGTCTTGCTTGTTCGTTTCCGGCTGGAAAGATGCGGAGAATTGAGGTAGAGTACCACCAAAGCCACCAATAGCCGACATATTGTCTGCAACTTTCTTGGCATATCCCACCTGAAACCTTGGATATTTTAAGTTTACGCTGGCCGGCCCTGATTTAAGCTCGCCTTTATGATCGAACGTGCCGGTTGTGTTTCCAAGCACGCTAGATAAAACATTTTTACCTTGATGCAGGTTGACAATATATGAATACTCTAGAACTGCCTCTTCATATGCCGAATAAACGTTTGCTGTTGTTAGCTCGATGTCAACAACATCACCACCAAGCTTTCTATAAGTATATGCGACCTGCGTGGAGGCGCCGGTGATGAAGTCTGCTGAGCCAGTGTATATCCCAAAGGGGACCGCGGCGGTAACGTCTGATGTGGAACCGGTGGAAGTTAATACAACTGCACTTTGTGTAGATTTTGGATCAAGATTAGTTGGCACACGTAAGCCCCCCTATTATTAAATAGTTTTGCAACAAACAAACAACGTCGTTGTTAACACTTTATTAAGACGTTGTTGCATCTCTCTTCGTCTTTGAGGTGGTGGACTTCTTTTTGATGCCTGATGTTGTCTTCTTGGCAGCTGTCGCTACTTTTTCAGTCACCCGTACTTTGGGGGTGCCTTTGGGTGCAACAGTCGCTACAACCTCTTGTGTCTCGACCGGTGCGGCGGCAACTTCTACAGCTTCTGCCTTCTTGTTAAGACGTTTCCATTTTTTCCATGATTTACCCATTGTGTTCTCCTTTATAGAATTGAGTGTTATTATATATAGTTTTCTGAGTATCAAAACAACAAAAACAAAATCTCAAAATTTGCTTGGCGAAAAAATCAAGCAGATGTTGCTTTTAAGCCTTGTTACTCAAAGCAAAGAGCCCCCTCGTCGAAACGAGGGGACTCTTTATTGTTGATTAATACTGTTTAGTACTGATTATTTAGCTAGTAGCACCTGCATCACTAATCAATCCGCGGACGACAACCAAGCCGTACATATCAGGACGCACCATCTTCTTGGCATAGCGCGTCATGACGCCCTTACGGGGCACGAAGTCTTCCGGTCCGAAGATTGTGGGTGTAGTCTGTAGCGGCACATAGGGTGCGTATACATAACCTGACTCAAGGAAACTTGAACCACGGCGACCGACGAGAATCACATTACGAAGGAAGTAAGGATCGACGTAAACATCGAACTTCTTAGTAAGTGCACCGACCTTCACAGCACCAATGGAACCACGCTCATCGTCAGCAGTGACGGAAGCACGGAAGCCAGCGGTAAACTCAAGGATGTTGGCAACTTCAGGTCCGCAGACAATAAAGTTAGCACCACCACGCAGAGTCTTGCGATGGATCTGGGCGGAGACATCGTTGATAGTTTCAACAAGAGTCTCATACCACTCGGATACGGTACCGGTGAAGTCTGGCGCCTTGGTAGAGGCTCCAATTTCTGCACCTGTATCGCGGTTGACAAAGAGGCCGGGTGAACGAGACCAGAACTTAGTACCAGCAGTTGCACCGCGAATGAGGTCCTCAAGGATCTCACGGTCAATCTCAAGAGCGATCTGCTCAGAGAGAATGCTTGTCAACTCAACCTCGGCATCAAGGTTGTGGTAGGCGTTGAGGTCTTGACCCAACTCCGGTGTCCACTTAGCCTTGAGCTTCTTGGTTACCGCGGTGACAGCAATGCTGTCGACCTTGATGTCGATCTCAGGGATCTTCTCGTTGTTCTCCAAGCCCCAGGGATCGTCACCGACCACAGAACCGAGAGCGCCGCCGTTGACGAAGTCGTCAGTGATAGTCCAAGATGCGCCGTTTACTGAGCCGGTAAGACCAGCAGCCAGATCCGTGGCGCCCGTTGAACCGTCATAGGATATCGCAACAACAATGGCGTGAGTTGTAGCAGAACCTGTTATGCGTGTTAAGCGTTTAGCCTGAACACCAACGCGGTCTGCATGATCGCCAGTTCTACCAAATCCTGCCGTACCAACAGTACCGGACAAGACAATCGTTGATAGGTTTCTGTTACCTAAACTAGCGTCAAAGTCAGATAGATCGCTTAGTAAAATGCGTCCAACAGCAACGGTGGCGGTACCTGACTGGGACTCAAGCTCGGCATCATACTCACAAAGCTTCGGAATGTCGCCAGCAGATGAACTGTAAACACTCGCAGTAATGAATGAGATAGCGAGTGTACTCGACGAGCCAGTGGGGGAAGCATAACCATTGTTAAGGTTATAAGGTCCTTCCTCAGCGTTGGTTGTCCCTAGAAGGATACCATCGACGATGCCCTTACCAACACGACCGCCACCATAGAGTGACTCTTCATCACCTTGAGGGTTACCGTAACCTAGACGCGGAACACCCGCACCATTAGTTGAGACAGTAAAGTCAAGGAAGAAGATGAGACCACTCGGTAGGCTCATCGGTTGGACAGAGACAAGATCGTTTGCGATCAGTCCCGCGAATACACGACGAACGATGGGGAACGCGACGGCAGCAAAGCCCTCAACATCTCCACCAGCCATTGTGCTACTCTCGCGAAGTAGTTCTTTTGCTTGGTTCTCAAGCAGGCGGGCCATGGCATTGCGGCGTTTATCGCCGTCAAGGCCTTCGAGAAGACCAGTCTTCTCCCATTTATTTAAAAGCGCATTCCCTTCGGCGCGCATATCTCGATTGACAATACCTTCAGTCAACCTTTCTACAATACTAGACATTTTAAAATACCTCCTTTATATTTTGTTTGATTATTTTATTCCAGCTAGTTTTTTCATACGATCTTGGAAAGGATCGGATGCCGTGGTCTCATTACGAGATGCACGGATAACAGAAGTGCGGTTACGAGTGATGGCTTCGCTTAGTGATTGTGGTCCACGTTTTGGTGTAGACTCCACTGTGCTTTGAAGCGTATCAAAAATAGTACGTGCTTCTGCTACAGAACCGGCGCCGGAAATAGCTTCGACAATTTTTGTCTTTTGTCGCTCATTTAGGGAGGTATTTCTCAATACACGGTTCGTATAAAGCAAACGAGCATTAGAAAAGTTCACATCTTGTAAACCCTCTTTAAGCTCTTGTGTTACTTGCTTATATTTTTCAATTTGCTCTTTAAGTTGGCTATTTTCTTCAGCCAACTCTTTTTGAGCTTTATTCAAATCTTCTAATTCTTCTTTTACATCGTCACTTTGTTCGCCGGCAAGTTCTCTTTCTTGCTCTTGCTTTAATTGTGATGTGGGGCGGCCGGCCCAGCCAGATATTTCACTGGCAGTGTCGACTTTAAGTTTTTCTGTAATGGCGTCAACAAGAGAATCAATGTCAATGCCGGCACTTTCATTGGTGCCACCATAACCAGATGCCTTGTCCTGGGAGGACGCGGCTTCAACCGGACTCTCTCCCTCTTCGCCTTCAACCTCGTCGTCTTCCTCAATAATTTCTTCATCTACAGTTTTTGTTGTCTCAGATATATCTGATAAATCAACCTCGACTTCTTCATTTTCTTGAAGTTCTTTAAGTGCTTCTTGTAAGGCACCTAAGTCAATAGAAACTTCGAGTTCCTCGTTGGAAGAAGGAAAGCTGTCTAAATTTTTGCCGTCTGCGTCTGAAAGGTCATTGGTGGCGGCGTATGGAAGGTCATCTTCATTCTCAACCACCTCTTCGACTTCCACCGTTTCTTCCATGTTCATCGGGTCGCCGGAAGGAACTTCGGGTGCGTCCATGGCTGGCTCTTCAATAGCGGGTTCAAGGCCAAGTTCATCTTGTTCTAAAATGTGTTCTATGGTTTTCCGTACCTCATCAGAGTATTTTTTGATAACAACGTTTTCAGCATTCTTTAATGCACTCTCTCTCAATGCTTTTGCATCGACGATTGCTTCTTTCAGCATATTAGACATAAATTGACTCCTAAAATTGCTACAATTCAAAATAAATAGTATAAATTAAGACCAAAGACCCTTTTTAATATTAAAAAGGCTTGACCATCAAACATTCACCAAATAATCAGGACTCGTATGTTTACCAAGTACCAATAGCTACTCTCTTCCATGTGTCTGTTGCGACACAAACATAAATATAATCTGCATCCCATCGAATCTCACCTTGAGCGCCTATGTCGCTTGCGCTCGAAGGCGTTCCTGGGGTTCTAACGCGGATAGTATTGTCGTTAATATCCAACTTTACGATAGGAGCGTCAGTATTGATTCCTATCTTGTCCGCTGAACCATCAACAAATAACATATGCGTATTGTTATCACTCTCTACTCGGAAGTCAACAAGCGAATCAGACGTTTGGTTTACTACAACCTCTGGTACGGCGCCGTCTATACGGAGACCTTCTTTGATTGTACCGTTATCGTTGGTTTTAAAAACTATGTGTTGATTATTGAAGTTATTTTGCAGAACAAGGTTGTTGGCAGAATTATATCCGATTTGCCCCAACACCGCGCCGGCGCTGCCGCTAAAGTAAATGTTAGGTTCTACGTCTTTAAGGCGTACGCTGCCGGATATATAGGTTTCACCGCTAGCACTTACATAGAAAGCAACTCCCCGAGATGTTCCAGCAGCCGAGATTAGTTTATCTGTATCAGAACCACTAACATTTAACTTGGCGTCAAGGTGTAAGCCGCCTACGAGTACGTTGCCAGAACCGGTTGCCGCCAAGAGAATCTCATTACCTGGGGTTTTGACCAAGAGGGGAACACTGTTGTCTGTAATAGTGGAGATCTTAACTGTAACTCCTGTGCCGACTTCTTCGTGGCCTACTTGTAGTGTTCCATTGGCCAGATTATATAAGCCCATCGAGCCGGTTAATGATGGCGCTGTTATAGCGCCGGTAACCGACAATGTGTTCCCAAGGGTGGTGGCACCCACAGCTTGAAGCGTACTGGATGCAGAGATCGAGGTTGCCTTGATTGCTGCAGCTGTGATAGGAACGCCGGCAATAATTGTGGTTGTGCCGCCATCTAAGGTGAGATAAGTGGTTGAAACGCCGCCAGGCTTCGCTTTAAGTAGAAGATCTCCACCGGTCGCATCTTGAGCTAACACGATATTACCGCCAGAGCCCAACTTAAGATATCCCTTTTCTGTTCCTGCGGTGGCCAGTTTAAGATAAGCATCTGCGCCGGAGCCGCCGTCAATCGTCGCGACTGTCACACCGGCGCCATTAACATGTAAATCATACAAGGGAGTCGCGGTACCTATTCCAACGTTTCCTGAGAAGTGGCTTTCGCCGCTAGCACTCAGGGATGTGATTGTAAGTGTTCCCGAGCCAGATATCGATCCCGTAACTACGATATCGGACAAAGAGCCTGTGCCTGTCATTGTGGTGGCGCCTAATGTGGAAGAGCCGCTTACTTTTAAATAACCCGAAGTCTCAACACCGGTTGTCAACTGAGCCACGGTACCCGAGCTTTCGATAGTGACCTTATCTGTCGCACCACCAGTTGTAGTAATACCGGCGCCGGCTTCGATAAAGATTGTGTTACCTTGCGCAATAGTTTGAGTAGCTCCAGATGAGCCTCGCAAGCCTATTGAGGTCATTGAGCCGACTCCGGTAAGAGTAGATCCATCTCCGTAAAATGCCGCGGCGTGTATGGTGCCGCTAATCGCAATGTCTCCGGATCCACTAAGGGAGCCGGCCGTTCTAAAAATTCCGGATGCAGATAATTCTGTGTTGGTAACATTAACGCGAGGGGCGCCACCGGTTTTTAATATGATTTGATCATTTTCGAAATCGATCTGGACATCATTGGGGTCGCCTTCGTATTGGATATCGCCTGTGTGTTGTGAGCCTTTTTTGGTATTATACGCCATTAAATTATTTCCTTTTTATGTAAGTAGGTTTTCAACTTCCTTTAGCTCCGATAACCCACCAATTCTCTCCATCGGATTGAAATGTGCGAGAAGAGTAATTCATTTTAATATTGACAGTATCATTTAGATCAATTACACCTTCTTCCACTTTCACTCTAACTTCATTAGAATTATTCTTGTATTTGTCAGCGTTGGCTTTCTTAACTGTCAGTACTCTTCCAGTGTTGTTACATGCCGGAGGGAGCATCACGGTTATTATACTCTGTTTTGTATCACATAAAACCGTATAGTCTGTATCCTGTACCTGATAAACCTTATCTTGAGTCTTCCTGATATTTTTGAACACGGCGCCGCGGCAATGAAGGTTGCTATCGACTTTTAAGTTGACCGTTGAGACGGTCCCTTCTGCTCTTAAGGTGTTATCGACTGTGTTATATGTTAATTTTGCAGAAGAGTCAAAACCTTTTTTGGCCTTTAATTGAATAGCACCAATGTCACCTGAGGAGTGTGGCATTTTTGCATCAATATAGCTATCATAAAAGTTTGACAGAGTGGTGCTACAAACAGTCCCCCTTGATTCATCAAAAATTGAGAAAACATCGTTATCGCTTAAGCTTTGTCCTTCTGAGTTTACCGGCGGTGCTTTGGGGGGGTCTGCCGTCAAAACTCCATCTCGCACTGAAAGTCCACACAAAGGGTTTAAATTAACCGAAAGGGCACCGTCTTCCATGGCAATGCCGGTACCGGGTTTAATTTGTAGGAAGCCTCTAACTTCATGCAGGCCGCGGCCATAATTAATATCATTCGCGGAGATCTTGCCTGTAAATCTATCAGTGGGAATATTCGTTAGCCCTTCTGCCGATCCAGCAAAGCGATCTGCTCTTATATTTTTAGTAGATAATTCTTCTCCGTTAAAGGTTAAATTGTGATGTGAACGCACCGAAGTACCCTCATCAAAAATTAATAATGAATTTTTTGATTTACCTTTTATCTTAGTAATAGCAACGTCTTTAAAAGTTGCACAAGCACTCTGTGCGTCAGTGTCATAAAAAACACTTGCGCTAATTGTATTCTTGAATACTTTTACTCCGCTTATCTCTTGATCTGCATGCTGATCAACCGAACCTTCGACTACTCCTTTTAATACATTATACGCCATTGTGTGCTCTTACAGACACAGCAACACCAGAGCCCCCAACTGTGATACCATCACCCCCTTTCACAGTTAGTTTCTCTGCTGAAGCTGCTAAACCGTTTGTTTTTACACCCGCTACTGTTTGTGTTGACCTCTCATCCGTCATGCTTTCAAATGAACCAGCTATCGCATCGGAGAATTCAATTGTTCCCCTTAATACATTATATGTCATATTTTACCTCTTCACCAATAAATAGCTTGTTTTTCTGTTAACCTCCACAAAAAAGAGGATGCCTCCCAAAAGGGAGGCATCCAAGGTTTAAATACAAAGTATTCAAGCCACTTGGGGATATCCTAGGAGATCGCCCACTTGTCACTACCAAGGTAGGTAAGTGTAATAGCACCATTATCGGAATTCATAACAACTACGACTTCACCATCAATTGTTTGTGAGCCCGCGCGAAGAACTGTAAGTGCATACGCGCTAGCGTTCGAAGGAGCCTTGACTACGACCTTGTCACCTGCGTCTGGGCTTGCTGGACATGTCCAGGTGCGCACTGCATCAAAAACAACAGAAGAATAGTTAAACCCTTCAACCATGCTTGCGCTGGCGTTGCCAATATTGTTCGGTGTTGGTGAGGCGTCTGAAGACAGAACACCATTGGTAGCGGTAATACCGGCACCAGCTATAGCAGCAACAAAATCAACGATGCTTTCCTTCTTGGAAATGTTACTGTCGTTGGCATCTACGATAGCAAAGCTATCATTAGCGACGTCAACAACACCAGCAGATAGTTCGTCAAGGGAAAGAGCTAAGGCACCAGCAGAGGCGACAAGACCGACGCCTGCAATAGCGGCCGCATAATCGACCATTGATTCTCTTTTCATGAGACCATCGGAATCAAGGAAGTACAAGCTATCGCTAGCAACTGCAGCAGCAGTATCAGGTACACCAGCAAGTTTTACCGAGCCAGAAGTATCTAAGTTACCTACGATAGTGGCAGAACCCACTGTAGTGAAGGCACCAGAGCCAGACACGGTAGTGAATTCAGCAGCTGCTTGTGCAGCGGCGCCGATAACAGTTCCATCGATAGAACCACCGTTAAGGTCCATCGTAGTGACGATACCCATGTCGGCAACAGTACGACTAGCGTTGGTCCAGTTGGAAGCCATGCTAGCGATACCGAGAGCACCGAGACCGGTTGCGCCGGCTGAGCCATCAAGCACAAGTGCTTTGTTGTTGGCAGCAGTACCATTGGTAATACCGTCAAGCTTCTCCATATCAACCTCGTTGAGATCAGCGGAGCCAATGATGAAAGATGTACCAGCGGTGATAGAACCCGAAGCAGCGACAGTGTCAGCAAATGTAGCGCTTACGGTGTGAAGTGTACTAGAACCAGACAGGGTTGTGAACTTACCGGAAGACTGCGCAGCAGCACCGATAGTTGCACCATCAACAGAACCGCCGTTGATGTCAACGGTAGTAACAGTTCCAAGGTCGGTGAAAGTGATTGCTGAAGCATCCAGGTTCGCGGAACCATCAGCCACTAGTGCCTTGGTGGCCGCGGCAGTACCAAGAGTGGTAATGTCGAGATAGTTGAGTTCAGCAGCAGTTGATGTAACATCAGCAAGCTTTTGAAGATCGGCGGCCGTAAGGTCGTCGTTATCGAGATAGTTAAGCTCCGCAGCAGTAGCAGTTAGAGCAGCTAGTTTTGTGATATCGGCGGCTGTTAGGTCGTCGTTATCGAGATAGTTAAGTTCTGCTGGGGTAGCAGTAATTAAAGTACCATTGTAGTTGATTGCATCGAGGTACGCGGTACCATCAATATACAAGTCTTTCCATTTAGCACCGGAAACACCAAGGTCGAACGTGTCGTCGTTGCTTGGGGCCATAGAACCTGATGCGGTGAAATCACCCTTTTGAAATTTATAAGCCATTTTTAAAAACCCTCCATATTATTAGTTTTAATTTGGTTTGTGTGGATAAGATAAAGCACAGCTATTCACCACCTTGCTAAAAGCAAGCTTGCTAAAAGCAAGAGCAATGCCAAGCCCATCCGCTTATAAGTAGTGCATTTACATCTCTTGATCTCTAGCAAATAAAGTATTTATTCGTGCCGTTGCAATAAAGCGAGATCGCTGCATAGGGTGATTGTAAAAGTACTTGATTTTGGCCGTCGATTGTATCCGAGGCTGAGCCGGAAATTGTAATATTGTGTACGTCCGAGGCCCCTCCTTCGTCCTTCACCACCACTGTTTGTCCATCGAGAAGAGAAGTGGCAACCGGCAATGTTAGCTTTACGGTGTTGCCGGTAGTGTCCACTCCAATATAATAATCGTTGACACTAACTGAGTAATTCGAACTTACAGTTCTTCTTTTGTGAGTGACAGCGCCAGCAAATGTGGCGGAGCCAGAGACTTTCAGGTATCCAGATGTTTCTATCCCAGTTGAGCTATAGATCCGGACTGAACCGGAAACACTGACTGCAGCAATTCCTGTCAGGTTGGAGCCGTTGCCGTAGTATGCAGTGGCATGTATATTACCGGTCACTGCCAAATCGCCGGAAGAAGAAACTGAGTTAGCGACCGTAACCGCTCCCGAACCAGACAGGCCTCCGACAAGACCCAATGTCGTCCCGTCAAACGTCAGGTTAGTTTCACAGGTTAAGGTATTAGCGTTCCCACCCACATTCGTGATCAAAGAGTTGTTCGTCGCATTTGAAACACGAGGAACATTGATAACATCGGCTCCGTCAGACGTGCTAAGATTACCTGAAATAATACCTGCGCTTACGCCTTCTATCTTCAGTAATTCTTCTGGCAGTATAACAGTGCCTGATAGATTATTATACGCCATGTGGTTTACCTCCTAAGTTAATTAGAAGACGAACCAGTTATTGCCGTTCGAATATAAACTAATTGCCGGCATCGTACCCGTCAAGATATATGAGGCGTCACCATCGATCGTATAAGTGTCGGTAACCGATCGAGTTAATGTAATGTTAGAAAGGCCGCGAGGGGTGGTGACTTGGTCCTTAACCACCAAAATTGCGCCGGCGCTGAAGAGTGTCGCACTTGGTATTGTAATATAGATATTGCTCGGTGCACTTATAGTCGCGGTGACACCCAATATATGTTCACTGGTAGAAGCAGTATGATGACTACTTGTCACATTGATGTAGCCGGCGCCGAAGCCTCTTACAAATGTCTGGTGACTGATGGCGCTGGATGTGAGGATGGGAGTGGTCCCGGCCCATATTTCTAGACTACCTGTGCGGGAATGGATATCATCGTTTGTGTTTCCAAAAAATGTTGAACCGGTTGCATCGATGACGGCTATATCTTCATAGTTGATAACGCTGGCACTCAATGTGCCGGTGATAACCATGTTGCCGGAAAGCACTAACGTGTTAGAAAGATGCTCTCCCAAAGAAGTCGTGTGGAAGAGCAGATATGCCGATCCGCTGGTGGCGTTCGCGCCCGTCAGAAATTGTACCGATCCAGTAGGACCAGCGGCCTGACCGCCGCCGCCTGCAGTTGCGCAGTCTATATATGCCCAGCCAAAGTTTGCCATGGGTTTATCCTACTCCTGACGAACCTGACCAGTTTGGACCCGATTCTGTCCGAGTGCGGATTGTTGGGATCCCTGTTAGACCGGCCACAACGTCGACACTGTTCGAGCCCGATACCCATATCGAAGATACCTTCAATTCCAGTCGTTCAGAGGTGGTTCCATCTTTTACGGTAAAGTAATTATATGATCCGGTCATTCCCGACAACGAAAAGGATACCTTGCAGTTTCCGCCACTGCTGCCGGCGATAACTTGAAACCACCTTGTAACATACGGAAACACGATCTCGAACCCGCCTGGGCGCCCTCCATCCATGCCGTCGACGCTGCCGGTAGCGAAAGGCGCCCCGCTGGCTTGATATGCACCTACGTGGTTTAAGCCTGGTTCTAGATTCCAAGTTCCCATTATAAAACTCCTAATTTTTTGTTTACACTATAAATAGTCATTTGTTTTTTCTAACGCGGGTTTCTTCTGCTCTTTGACGTTTTCGTTGTTCCTTCATGCGAAACCTTTCAGCTTTAATTCTTTTTTCCTTCTTCTTAACCGAAGGTTTTTTGTAATGCTTTCGGTCGCGACACTGTTCAACGATTTTCTCTTTCTTTACTTTTTTTAGAAATCTCCTGATGAGCTTTTCTACATTCCCTCTTGTTTCTTTGATATGCACTGAAACATGTGCTGGTTTGTTTTTCACATTTAATCCTGTTTCATGTTCTGCCAAATTTTCGATGCATTACCCATCAAAGAAGATATGTCAACACCTGAGTCTCCTGGTACACCAAGATCGGGGTGGCCCGGGGCTGAGCGTTCATTGAGCGGGGCGGTGCCCTCAAATAAGTCGACGCCGTTATAAGCGTTTTTTCCTACTGCATCTAACATCTTTTTACGATGTTCAGACAAATTCTTTTTCACTATTTCATTATCGTTATTCGATACGCGTTTGGTTGTTGGCGTCTTGGTTTCCAACAATGGCGCGGTGTTCATTCCTTTCACCACTTCAGAAACCACGTTAGATAATAAGCCTTCTTCTAATAAAACCTCATGTATACATTCTTTTACTACAGGCTTGATTAGTTTTTTTAATTCATTTTTGTTCATCAACAGTCTCTTCTGATTCTCTTAGTTTAATATTTGTACCCTGCAAATATTGTTGCAGGTGGGGTTTTACTATTTTCATTATAATCACTTTCAAATCTTGTTGGATGTCCGATGTTACCATTTTACGCAGGTCGCGGTCATCCCCATCGCCGATGCCGGCGGCTTGACCAACTAAGGCAACGATCTTCCCTCCGACGGCTCGGCCGGCGTCGACTTGACCTTGCTTCGGTGCTACGCGGGCACCGGTGGCTGTTTTGTTCCCACCATCAGAACCAGCTGTTTGGGCGCTTGTATATTGTGCTTCTAAGATATTAGCGTTTTCAAGCTCTTCCATAATTAAATCTGCCATTGTTGGAATATGGGATTCTTGCACTTTCATTCCGGAGGCGCGCAATTGGGCTGACAGATCTTTTAAAATCTGTTTTACAGTGTTTTGAACCTGTGCTTTGTCGAGCTTTATTTTCTGGCCTTGAATGCTCTTGTTGTTAAACCGAGACATAATTGTACTAAAAAGTTTAGAATATAAAGAGTTCTGGCCCGTGAACAAGTTGACCGGTTTTGCCGGGCCTGCCGCGGCGGTGGCATCGGTGGCGTCGGTGGCATCGGTGGCACTTGAGCGGCCTTTGCCACCCATGCCTTGTGTTACACTGTCTACTTCTCCACCCAAAGTTCTTTTAGCATCTCGGGCGGCTGACCGGCCGGCTACTTTAGCGCCCCTATAAGCTTGTGTGCCGGCTCTTACTCCGGTTTTGATGTTATCCCATACACCCTCTTCAAGGAACTCTCTCCAGGCGTCTGTGAACTCTTCATCTTCTTCGAAACTTGACCACTTACTTTTATCCATCTTCTAAAACCTCGTTTAATAATCTATTTAGCTTGTCTGCTCTCGTTATAATATTGGGCACAGCCAAGTCTTTCGCTTCTTTCATCATGAATGCATTTGGTGTTGACGGCTCAGATACAAAGTCGAAGCAAATCAGTTGGAAGTCTTCCTCAACAACGGTTTGTCCTTTGTTCTCACTCACAGAACCCATGCCACGAGAAGAGATACCCAACTTAACACCATCGTTAACTAGCTCACGAAGAATCTTTCCAGATGGGGTGTTCAAAACTTGAACCTTCCCCATCACTGCATGCCCTTCCATCCATACGGAAGTAACCATATGGGAGCAGTTCCTTAAATTTATAACAGAGTCATCTGGATGGTCTAGCTCTCCAAGCGCGCGGCGCTCTTTCACCAGTTTTTGGTAGTTCCTCACTTCTCTTTCTAAAATTTGCGGAGGATACATACGACCATTTCCATTTACAACGCCGCCTTCTTGCAGCTTGCCGGTGAGGATCATTCCGCCTTCGGCGACATATCTCTTTTCGTCTTCAGTCAGTAGGTCTTGACAAACGCCACCTTCGCAAAGCTCGTAATATTCTCTGAGAAGTTTTTTACCCATTGTCAACTACCCTTACAACAATGTCTTACTGGTTGCAGCATCCATTTTGTTGTCCAAATGTTTGTGTTCATGTTTTATTCCTTCATCCCCAAATACCATGTTGAGGATATATGATGTTCCTGATGACAGCCACCCTAAAAGAAGAGCGTTTACAACTGTAGCATCAAAACTAAATAGTTCTGTATATGGGGAAAGTAGCATTAAAAACCAACCCACATGAAAACCCATGCACATTGGACACTTGAATAGTTCTCCAAGAGTTCCTTTTGTCGGCCTTATCCTGTTCAAAACTTTGCCGTATACAAGAATTTGTGTGAGCCCGTAGGCACACAATATGAATGTTAGTAATTCCATTTTATCCTTTTGTTAAAATCCTGTTCCCATGCCTTGGGCCGCTAATTGATTAGTTAAACAAGTCAGTGTTAGATTACTTGCACACTCGCCGGCTACCAGAGTAAGAGCAGCTTTAAGAGGGGTTCCTCCCTTATCCACTATTTTCTTGATGAGCGGTACATCCAGCAGGTCACCATTGGCTATCGTATTCATGGCTTCAAACTCTGATTGTTCAGCTTCCTGTTTGAAAAGTTCTTTTGCTTCATCATATAGTTTTCTCTGTTCTGATGTAAAATCTTTCATTTTAATTCCAGCCACACCGGCGCGGTCTTTAATTTTTTGTGTATATTCTTGTCGTTGTCTCTTCAGTCTTTTCTTGCGCCGGCGCGATTTTGAGCCGGGCACTTCGTGTAGCTGTTGGGCCAACTCTTCATCTTGTTCTTCACCGGCATCGTTAGAGGCATCAGCCAATACTGCAATGCTTTTTATAAAATCTTGAACAAGTTTAATCTGTTCTGCTGTGGGTTCTTCAGTAGTATCGGGGGCACCATCTCCGGTGGTTGTCGCGGCGGTTGGTGCTGTACCACCAATTTCAGCTTCTGCGACATACGCGCTCCAATTTTCCATTATCAAATGCATGTCGGACATCGAGGACTCCTAGATTGTATACAAGTAATTCATTGAATATGGATCACGGATGTATCCCTTTCTAATAGAACCCTTCTCCGTGGATTGTGGCACCTCACCTAGTTCGGTGGAGTGCTCCTTATCTGGATGGGCATATTCATCGTCTGCCATCGAGATGATAGCGTCGACATGTTCAAAGTATGGACGTTCATCATCGATAAACTTACTAATATTTACCAAAGCCAGCTTGGGCGCTGATATTGCTTCATTTGTTGGAGTGAGAAGTGTGCTCTCTATGGAGCCGTAGAATGCACCGGATTGAATTGACTCTGCCACCACTAAGCCTTTCTTGTTAAGGTACGTCATTAATCTATTTTGGGCTCCATAAACTAAATCGCTCATCGCCTCTTTTGGAAAAGCTATAACTTTATTATTTGTAGGGGATAAAACAATATCGATGTCACCATGGTCGAATATCATTAAATCTCCACTTAAACTCTTTCTTATATTAAGCTCAAGTGTGATTTTCTTTTCGTTAGCTACTGGGCCAACTTTAATTACTATCGACATTATTATAAATTTCCCGAACTAATCTTTGAGTTTTCATAACCGTTAACAAAACTTCATCATCGATATTTACTTCCGAAAAGGAATCTAGTTTTTCAACAATCTGCTTCGCCTTTGAGGACATTTCAGAATCATTCTCAAAGTCTTCCATTTGTGCGGCGGAATGGACCTTTGTTTTCAACCTCTGTATTTCTTCGTTTAAAAATGTTTTCAATTCTACCGAGTTATCCAGAAAAGAAGAGATATAATAAGATAGCAGTTCCTTTTGCTCATCGAGTAAGTCACCGGCATATTTCTCATTAAACTTGTTTATAAATGTGCTTATGATTACACCATCAACATCTTTGGCTTTTTCATCAGTAGCGTTGTTGGCGCACATGTTTACTATGATTTGACTTTCCAGAACAATAGATTTTTTTGGCGACATCTTACCAGAAAATATCTGCGAGATGCTCGCTAGTGTCTTATAGTTTGGAACGTAATTATTAAAAATGGATGGTGTTAACTCTTTGTTTACGTCGTCAATTAGCCTTGTTTGCTTCTTAAAGAGTCCATCCGGGTCTATTAACCTTTGAGCGATCTTGGCCTCTCTTATTATTTTTTCGGATGTTTTGGTTGTTAATTTTTGATTCTCATATAGAGAAGTATAACATTCCAGATCCCTGCGTAACAGACTTCCGTTTTTAAAATGTTTCTTTATAAGGTTTAAAGCTGTGTTTCTTGTTTTCGTATCTTTTCTCATCGCTGATACGGTTGCTTCTCTTAACAAAGCCTCATAAACAAAAGCTGTGTTTCTCTTTTTATTGTGTTTAATCTTCATCTTGTTGTTCCGTTAATAATTTGTTTTTCTCCATACCCTGCAAAAGACTACGAATAGAATCATTAATTTCAAAAAGCTTTGCTTCTTCGCTTTTATCTATCAAAGTATAAATAGACTCTTCTTGCTCATAAATCCCTTTAGCAATTGGTGGAATAGTATTCTTGATCATTGTTTCGGAGCCTGGGAGCGTACTCCTGGGAGTATTGCTACTCATCTCGGCGCTTCTCTTTCCAGCATATGAGCGGGTTCGGGGGCCAGCTGTTTTTCTCTTATCAGTTTTTACTGGATAATATTTTTCTTTACGGCCATACGTTCTTGGTGCGTTCCTTGAGCCAGGTGGAACTGCTAATAACGATGATTCGTCGCCGCCGGGGGCCTCTGGCTCGGTACCGACATCAGCGGCTGGTATTTCTTCTGGTCCAAGATCAAAGTCTCCTTCCATATCCCCACCCAGTTCGCCGCCTAGGTCACCTTCTAATCCACCATCGAGGGCGCCGGCGGTTTCGCCGGCTGCCGCGGCTTCTGCAACTTGTTGTAGTGCAGCATCGTGTTTGCGGTCGAAGTACATCTCGCGCTGATTGCGTGCGAATTCTTCATGCGATAACCCGAATACTTTTTCTGAGACCCAGCGACGTGAGAAGTATCCTTCGGTTGCGGATGCCGCGATGTCGAATTTTTGCTTCCAATGTTCAAGCTCTTGAAGTTCTGCTATCTTCGACGGGTTGTTAAGCGCGAGGTTAAATGCCAGTAGGTCGTCGCCGCGGAAGCCTAGAGTATAAAGATGGATAATACCGATTTTCTCTAACTCTGATACTACTACTCGTTGCAGCCTTTGAATAGTTCTTGCAAAACGAATGTCTTTCTGTGCTAGCGTTGTTTTGTCTTCTGATGCATCCTCACCCATGGAAAGATATGCCTGTGGTACTTTGAGTGCAGAGAACAACTTGTCACGGAGGTATTTAACATCGTCGATAGCTGTGATGTTCTGAGCACCGGGGAGAGAAGTAATGTCGGTGACAGAACCCTGGCGCACGGGAATAAAATAGTCTTCTTCAATACTCATTGGGTTATAACGTAAGTCAACTCTTCCGGTTTCTGCATCTACAACTGAGTGTCTTTTTAACTGAGTTACAATCTTCTGCATATATTGCTCCACCTCATTTGGTGGGATAGCTCCGACATCGATTTTGAATACACGACGTTCAGATGAACGAACCACGCGATAAGCCATCATAGCATCTTCCATGAGAGTTAGTTGCCTCCAGATACGGCGCGCCGGTTCAAGAATAGATGTTCCGTAAGGAGCATATTTATCGTTTCCTAGAATACGAAAGTGAGAAACTTGCCAGTTTTCAAATGTAAGGCCGGCGGTGTTCCACTGATATTGAATATAATTTGGGTTGGTGGAGTCTAAGCCTTCGAGTCTTTCCACTTCTGCAGGGGGGAGGGCGATGACAGACTGAATGCCATACTTTTCGTCGATGTCCAAATAAAGAAAGAAGTCACCATATTTGCACATGGTGCGGGCCCAACCAAACATGTTGTACTGAACATTTAAGATGTTGTCATAAAGGATTCCCAGTACTGCTTTGATCTCTTCATTGGAGCATTTGATGTTTAACATCGGACGAAGATCGGAATATGTCGTCATTTCATCTGCATAGATGTCGAGTGAAGAGGCTATCTCTGGCATGTACTCCATCTGGTCGAAATCAACATACCGCTCGGAGCGGCGCTGGTTTTGAATAGCATTCGTTGCTATTGTATCTAATGGATTATATTGAGACTTTTTAAACTGTTGACCAGAGGCAGTTTTAAAACGCGAAGAGAATTTGTCTAGATGTTGTCTTCTAATCCTTCGTCCGGATTGGGACCGATAATTAATTATAGGTCCGGAAAATAATCTAGTTAAAGCCTTAAAAAGACTGGCTTCTTGATTTTTGGGGTTTTTATCTTTGGGTGGCATTTATTTTCTCACTTTAAAATCCATTTATGTTGACTATAAATTTGCTCTGCTTCAGACATTTTATCAAAGATATTATCTTTTTTGTAGCCCTGTTGTCCTCTAATTTGTGTATTCATGGTAGTTTTTGTTGTGTATATCGCATCAACAAACGCTTTTTGATAGTTTAAGTCTCTTGCGTTTACTTGTAAGGCAGTATCTCTAACCCAACACGCGATTGCCAAAGCCATTATTAAATCATCGTTATAGCCTTTCATTGCTTGTGGGCGACCATTCCTCCATATAAACGTTTTCATCTCGTTAGTCAAGCGAGAAGAATACACCTTAATTAGTTTGTTTCTTATAAACTCTTCTAATTTCGCGATAATGAGTGGTCGAGTTTTCATGGAAGTGGTAAAACCAGGCACGGCGCTATTCATATATTCGGCTTGATGCTGCTCAACATACTCGTGTGTTGACTTAATTGAGTGATAAACATTTGGATATTGATATTCATTTATTAATTTTTCTAATACCGAGTATCCAATATTGTTATTCTCGACCACCACCATCGCAGTTCCAAATTCTCGCCCAACACTATTGAGCATATTGGCATACATGTCAAGTGTTGGCTTTCCTTGATACTCTCCGATAACTTGTAGTGTTTCAAGCTTTAGAATATGAAACGTGGAGAAGTCGGCACCATCGCCTCTGGATACATCTGCTACCATAAGATAGTTGCAAGTCGGATCGAATTCTTCCCAGATCCAAAAGTTGCGATCAAAACCAGTTCTATGTTTTGGCTCACATACCATCGACAATAACCAATTCATTTCTTCGGGATCAATAACTGTTTCGCCGGATGTGTTGAAATTACATTCAAGCTCTTGAGCAATCTGTCGTTTTGACATGTTCTTAGTTTCTTTTTTAAACCAAGTAGGGTTTCTATCCGGATGGACATCCCAAGGCAACGTTGTTAAATGAAAGTTGTTTGCTCCAGCTTCGGAGTCTGTGCATGTTTTATGGAACCAATTTCCAACACCATTAGGTGTGGATAACGCGATGCATCGACCACCGGTTGATAGTGTGGGATATAGGCCGGTCCACAACTCATCTAGTCCCTCGATGTGTGCTGCCTCATCTAACACAAGTAAAGACAGCGCTTCAGAACGACCTGCATCGCCGGAAGTGGAAGTGGCCTTGATGGAAGAACCATTTGACAATTCAAATGATGTTCTGTTATCGACACTGATAGTCGCAATCTTCAACCATTCTGGTAGGTTGCGCATAATATTCTTGACTTTCTTTACCAAGTTTCCTGCTGTCGCGAACTTGGTTGCCATAACAAGGATCGCTTTATCGCGGTGAAACAACATCATCCAGACAACATAGCCTGCAGTGATGGTTGATATTCCCAACTGGCGTGCTTTTAAGATGACGTTAAAACGGTAGTCATTAAAGTCTTTTAGAAGTTCATCTTGGAAGTCGTATGTATCAAACAAGATTAACCCGTGTAATGGGTGTGATATTCGTGCGTAAGTCTTTAGAAAATACGATGGGTCTTTGCCACATTTTAGTATTTCTTTAACGCGTTGTTTCTTATCTAATTGAAAACTCATACATTTTTCAGGGCCGCTATGACATCTTTTCTATTGATTAGTCCGCCTTCGCCATCGCGAATGATCATGTCCTCCATACCATCTGCGTGCACGGCATCTATTAATTCATGATCTGACATCTTATCGAATCCGTGAGGGTCAAGTGCGTCGTACATCTCATCCTCATCGCCCATGTCATGGTAGTGGCCCTCATCAAGAACCTCCCGAATAAGCCCCATAAGTTCTTCAAGCTGGAATCCCGCGACTGGTCGACCTTCAGCGCCGGGAGAATAAAGGGTCTTTGGAGCTTCTTCTGCAGCATCTCCCATTTCAACTCCGGGGATCTTTTCAAAAACAGATTGAAATAGTTCAGCCACCGCTTCAGGATCCATACCATGGATTAATGCTGCTATTTGATCCTCAACTGGTTGGCCCGAGTCATTTTGGAAACCACTATATTCGCTCTCCGGAGCGTCGTCATGTGGGATATCCATTGGATATGTGTCACTATCATCTCTCTCTTCTGGTTTGGGGACGGCCGGGGGCGGTGGTATCTTGCGCCCATCAGCGTCCATCCAGTCGGGTCGAGGTCCGCCCTTAATATGAGCGATCAAATCATCAACTTTGCTCTCGCTGATTTGAAGACCACCTTCTTTAAGATACTCTTCTAGAATAATTCGATAAAGAATATTTTTGGTAATCTTCATTCTATTTCTCAGAATTCTTGGGGCGAGTGTCGTTTTTGGGGCGCTTGCCTTTCCAGCCGCCTTGATCGAGGAAAGACTTCCAACCCTTATCGAGCGTGTCTTTCGACTCTGCGTCGATTTGCATTGCCTCTTCTAAACCACCGACTTTGTAATGTTTCTTGGCTGTCACCCAAGAGCGGACGTTAGACGTGCTTTCAACAAAGACATCGACTTCACCTTCTTCTGTAAGTGTAATGGACTTTCCGGTCACCTTACGATATTCTTTTTTGAGCCACTTTGATATGTCAGTTAGTTGCTGTTCAATACCACTTTCAAAGCCATTAGCGTGTGCCTCTTTAAGTTGTATTTCTGACTGATATGTGAGACACATCATGTTGCCATAAAATTTTACGTTAAAACCATCCATCACTCTTTTATCAAGAATTGGGTGACCCTCTTCTCTCTGGAGACCTGCCTTGATGGGTTCGCCGTCTTCTGTTAACGCGCCGTCAAATGCATTTGCAGCGGCTTGTGAAAGTCCTTGAACTATATCATAGACTGTTGCTGCTTCTTTTTTCTTGGCCATTATTGTTTAACTCCTTTTGTCGCTTCTGCAACTGCCAGGTTAATATACTTAAGAAGCGTGGACGAAGCTTGTTCACCCGGTTGTGATAAATCTGTTTGTATTTTCTGGAGATCTCCTAGAGCTTTGCGCTCGCGGGGGGTGAGGTTGCCTATTTCTTTTGCGGCGTCTGTCGATCTCGCTTGTTTTCTAAGGTCCATGGCGCTAGCGGTCTTCTTAACCACGGGGGCCGAGGTTTCCGGATCCGGCGGTGGAGGCACGTTGAGTTCTTTTAATGCCTCATGAATTGCCTCTTTAAGTGTTTCTTTATTTATTTTCATTTTTTTGGTCTCCATCCTTTTAACCATTTTTCCTCTCTATCCTCAATATATTTAATGTAGCAGTAATGACAACATTCAAATTTTGTGAGGCAGACATCATCCATTGATTTCTTTGGCAAAGATCCACAGACAGAACAATATCTTAGAGATTCTCTACTAAATAGTTTTTTCGATACCTTTATGCCATTAATATCAATTTTCTCTTGATACTCTTCATTTTTCTTTGTTTTTTGATAAAACTCTTTCATCTGCTGAAGGTATTCTTTTTCTTTTTCCTCATCCCAGTTGGCTCTTGGGTTTACCACAGCTTCCTGTCCATACTTCTCAGCAATTGCTTTTTCAACGGCGGCAATTCTATTTAGATCTTTATCTTTCATTTTAAGACTTTATATGCTCCATATGAGGCTGCAGTACCAATGAGGATCCCACCAGCAAAATATAACCATTTGTGCCGGGGAGAGGTTTTTTTTAGCGAGTCTACAAGAATGTTAATCTCTATATCCTTCTGCATTATAAACAAATCGTATTCATCTGTTAAGGCTTTATGTTCTATTTTTAAGTTCTCTAACTTAAACTCATATTCTTCTTTTTGAAACTTAAGTTGGTAATCTATCTTTATATCGCAAGAATATAGAGCAAGATCATAACCTGCCAACATTTTGGCCATGGCACCCTCGTCGAACAAAACGCCAGCAAATGGTGCGGGGGCCTTATATTCTAGAATAGTGAACTGGGCTGGCTCTGTCGCGCCGGCTGAAAGGGTGAGCATTAGAAGAAGTTTAAGGAACATATTCAATACCAAATTTAGTTTCTATATCTTTAATTAGTGTTTCCTTGTCATGTCTGAACTTTCTTTTGTATTCGTTATTCTTTTTCTCACGAAACATATCAAGCTCTTCTTGAGCCTTTTCATATTCTTCTTCGAGCGCGGCGATTGATTCTAAGAAACTTTCCATCAACAATCGTTTCTCTTCAGTCTCTCGCTTGTGTATTTCTTTTAAACCTTCGATTTGTGCTTCATGAGATTCTATTTGAGTTTCATATGCAGTTTGCATAAGCTTATAGTCGCGGCCATTTTTAAGAGCTATAACGACTAAAAGCAACACGATTAGTATTGCTTTCCAATTACTGATAACAAATTCTAATATCTTCTTCTTAATCATTATATCCTCGCAGCCTAGCGATGGCATCGATCACTGTTTGGCCGCCGATATAGATGGCAGAAATGATCACCCAGTCTTCGCTTGTAACGTGGTTTGTTAAAGCTAACGCTGTCGCCGTTAACCACACCATCAACTTGCGTGATGTCAGTTTAGCCAACCATGTATCTATAAATGCGTGTGCTTTTACCATCATTTTTTACCTCTCTTTGCTTTTGATATCTCAACAGCCGCTAGTTGTGCTTGTGCAGCTTTCTTTGTTTTTGGCTTTTTAGATAGTTCGCGGCCGCTTTTAGATGTTGCTTTATATCCGCCTTTAGCTTTCACTATCTTCTCTTCTATCGCTTCTTCACCTTCTTCAGCTGTATCGATTTTTGGTACCATATCCATTACCGAGACAAGATCGGGGATTGCAATGTTCCTCACAAAAACAAGACTTACTTTTTGCTCAATTCCTAAGTTCATGAAGAACTCGACTGCTCTCGACTGTATTTCTGAATCTGATGCGTTTTCGATGGGGGCGCGTTCGGGCCGCGTTTGAGCAAGGTTTCCTGTTACTCCACCAAATTCTATTATTGATTCAAGTTCTTCTTTGATAACCTGTTTGAGTTGGGACTTGGTGATTTTCATTCAAAGCTTTCCTGCCATTTTAGCTGCAATCACAGGATAGGCTACTTTAAAATCAGCTATAGAAGCACATATACTTTCTTCATTACAGGGCCCATCGTACCACTCTTCAAAAAGTTCTAATCCATTAACTTTCTTAACATGCTTCGAGCAGCCGGCCTCTTGCAACACATGCAGAAAGATCTCTGCGCAGCATCCATCTTCTTCCTCCACAACAACAGCCGTAACTGTAGCGGTGGTTGTCATGGTGTTGCCACTTATCCATCCTGTTATTGTATTCCATAAACTCATTTTATTGTTTTCCTTTAAGCTCTTCTAAACCAAACATTCCTTTTATCTTGCCCATGGTTGTGAGGGGTTCCGGTCGTTGAGCAACCATGGTTGCCAAGGTTAGCCAAGCCGTGGGGGTTCTGGGATTAGCCATCTTGGTGGCACGTTGAAGTTGTTGCGCAGTATATTTTCCGCTGTTGATTGCTTCGATTGCTACGGCTACTTCCTCTTGCTGTTCTTGCCAAATCTCATACGGACCCACACCGTCGCGCTTTCCAAATTTACTTTGGGGTGGCGGTGTGTCTGGATCAAATTTAAAGGAACCAAGCCCAGCAACTATTCTTATAAGCCACGCATCTATGTGCCCGGATGAATCGGTGCCCTCTTTAATAATATCTGTCTTCTCGTCCATAAAGTAACGAGGATCAAATCTTCTTGTGTTTTTTCTTATAGCCATTATATTATTCCTTTTAAGTTGCTAATCCATTCATACTTAGTATCGCAATCAGGCGATCATTCGTTACAATAAATAGTTTATTTCTTTTCTTTTACTCTCTTTAATCTCGCAGTTTTTGCTGCTCTTGATCTTCCGTTGGCTGAGATGTAAACAGTGTCTTCTTCGATTTCGAAGAACCTATCTCGATAGTCGTCACAAAGTTCAATCACAAATGATTTTCCTGCATTTTCTGGTGCGATTCTGTCTTCCAGCCAATCAAGCCGATCGCTGCACTCTTTCCAGCAGTGATTCGCCGTTGCAAGTTCTTCTTCTAGTTCTTTGATTCTTAGTTCCAAACTATCCTCACTTGGCTCTATGTGGTTACCTTTTGTATCTTTACTCATTTCTCTTCTCCATCTTCCCCAAATTCTTCTTGATACTCTCTCATCATTTCTGAAGGATCGAAAACCTCAAGAGAATCAATAAACCAGCGATATCGTTTATAAACCTCTTTCATCTTGTCAAAAGCAGGATAAGCAACATTTTCGTCCAAGCAA